TTCTCGGGGAAAGCCCCGTTGAGGCTGAGAAAAAGTGGATTCGGCACTACGTCGCCTCCGGCCATGCACTGGTCAACTGCCAATCCTTGGCGCAAAAACCCTATTCGCCAGAGGTTCCCTCCGGTGTGCTGGAATTCTTCAAAAAACAGGGCGCTCGGGGTGGCAAGAAAGGTTGGTCAAATGCTTGGAAAAAACTGACGCCGGAGCAGCGTACGGAACGCGCCAAGAAGGCTGTCGCGGCGCGTGAGGCGAAACGCAAGGAAACCAAATGAGCGAAGAATCCACGCCGAACGGTACGCGCATGGATGCGCTCGAGCGCATGATGTGGGCCATGATCGACCATCACAAAGCGGAATTTACGGCGATGCGGACCTGGCAGGTTCTCGCGCAGGACCATATGGAGCGGCTCGACCGGAAGTTCGAGGCCTTTCTCCAGGCCGAAGAGAAGCGCGGCGAGCGCATCGACAACCTGGTGAGCGCCATCGGGGAACTGCTCAAGCACCTGCCGCTACGTTAAGGAAGACAACCAAATGAACACCTGGAATAACTGGGGACCGGCCGCCATCATCATCCTGGGGTACGTCGTCGGGCTGTATTTTCAGAACAAGCGCCTGGACGACTTCAAAGAAGGACTGTACAAATACCTCGGTTCCGAATTCAAGTCGATCGACCAGCGCTTCACGACCGTCGACCTGCATCTCGCGAAGCTGGAAGAGCGTTTCGGCAAGCTAGAGGACAAGATGGAGCATCCGGCCGCGAAGCCACGCTGATGTCACGCGCTCCGGTAGAACCCGCTCACCGCGAAGGTATAACTACCCACCGGCCAGGGCGCGTTATTTGTGCGCTGGATGACGACCTTGCCGGGATTGTTAATCCGCGACGGACACAACTCCGTCTGGTTCATGCCGGCGGGCGCGGTCTCGGCAATCGCCGGCGAAATGGCCGCGAAGTTATTCGGGGTGACGTCGCTCGTCGGCAGCGTGAAGAACAGGAACGCAGCCGAGGTCGAGGTCGTCGCGCTGAACCGCAACTGAAAGTACACCACCGGGCCTTGCTGAATGTATACGTTCAGATACAGGCTCCCGAGCGTGAACGTCCCGGCATCGGCCGACAGCGTAGGCGTCCAGGTCTGCCAGCTCGCCGCGGGCACATACGTGCTGGCGGGGATGTAGGCCGACATATTGGCCGCGCCATCGGACTGCCATTTGACGTTGAGGCCGCCCGAGACCGGGGCCGGCGTGGTGTCGTTGAAATTCACGAGAGGCATAAATAGGAACCCTTAGAAGAAGAAATGGACGAACAACCGAAACCAAAGACGATTATTGAGCGCCTGGAGGCGCTCCTCGAATCGGCCAAACTCCTCGAAGCGGAGCAGGCAAAGACAAAAAGGGAGCTGAATCGCCGCGGGCATTTTATGCGCACCGTGGGCCGGCTAAAAGGCGGGAACTGATGCCGGAACCGAGCCACATAGAACAACTGCTGACGGACATTAAGGACAGCCTGGAGCGCGATATCACCAATCTCGGCAAAAGAATGGAGGAACGCTTCGACCAGATCGGCGATCGCTTCGATGTGCAATCAGTCCGGCTGGAAGCGAGGCGGGAAAAAGGCGGATCGAGCCAATGATCACCCGCTTGTGGTTTGTCCTGAGCGTGGGCTGGGCGGCGCTGTTCTTCTGGAACTGCACGACCCGGACGGTATTCAAATTCGACGGCGTCGACGCCATTCTGGTGTTTGGACCGTTTCTTATGGGGCTGGCGTTAAAGCTGGTTGGTCGCTACGTAATGACAGGCTCTGTGCGGCCGCGCCCTGGCCCGCGCTACTAGCAAGCCGCAGCGCATCCAGTGTTTTGCCCTGATTGATCAGGTCAGCGACGTTCATCTTGTTCGCAGCAGACAAGCTGTTCCACCAGACCGTTCCCTGCAGCTTGGCGAGCAGCCCGCCCACCTTCGCTCCCGCAAGGGCGCCTTTCGGTCCTCCGACCGCTCCCCCGAAGGCCGCGCCTGCGCCTTGCGCCATGCGTGTAGTTAAGCCCGTTTTCTGCCCGATCCTGCGTAGGCCCGTCGCCGCCGCAACGTCGTCCACGTTCTTCCAAAAGCTGAACTGCTTGTTAGCGTCAGCCAAATCGGGGATGTTCTGGGCGAATTCGTTTCGAATCGCATTGGGTAGTACGCGCATGGCGTCCGCTTTTGAGCCTTCATCCACTGGCAGCGCAAACCCTCCCTTCGTGCGGCTCACTTGCGTATCCAGGGATTGACGTAGTTTACGCAGTTCATCGAGCGGGATTTGGCCGCCGTACTTCTGTTCGAGTTGCTTTACCTTGTCCATCATGGAATCGAGCGTATTCGTGTAGGGCTCATTAAAGCTGATGCCGCCGACCGTTTCTCCGTCGCGCGCATCTTGCATCGCTGTCAGTAGATTTGTGGCTGGCATCGTTTTGCCCTGCTGCGCCTGCTGATCAAAAATGTCATCGATGCGGTCGCCGTGGATCTGCATGTTGGCTTGCGCCTGATCGCGCAAATCTGCAATCGAGTTGGCCGTAACTCCGCGCTCAGCCAAGCCAGGCGCCACTGTGTTCTTTGTGACCGCCTTCATCTTCTCTTTGGTCGGATTCAGCGCGTCGTACCAATTCTTCTCTGCGGCGGCTTGCAACCGTGTAGCGGCAGGGCCTCCCAGGCGTCCGACTACAGCGGGCGCGAGTTCCTTTGTCGCAGAAGGCAGCAATAGCCCGGTAGCAGTTCCTAATCCCCCGGCCACATCCCCGCTGCCGATCTGCTCTCCTGCCTGCGCTGCAGCAGGTCCGACAGCGGGAACGACGGCCGCTAGGCCGTGCCCGAAGGCCTCTGAGTAATCTCCTTGCCGCGCGCTCTGCGCCGATTGCCGTGCCTGTTCGACTTGAGCGCGAAGAAGATCATTGGCGAATGGCACGCCAGGAGCGGATGCGGCGGCGGCTTTGATTGCGCCCACGTAATCGCCGCTCTGCATCCTCGTGGCTACTTCCTGCTGCGCCTGCTGCGGCAGGTCCCAAAGGTAGCGTTTCAGTGCCGGAAACGGATTGAGCGATGAGACAAGACTGCCGGCGTAGCGGGATGCCGCAGAGGGTGGCTGCTCTTGTTGAATCAGCGAAGCGCCAGGCGGGAGCGTGACCTCATCAGATACTGACTTGGCGCCAGACGGCAAGCGGATATCGTCAGCCACTTACTGCACCTTCTTTCCGGTCTTGCTGTCATACCAGGTCTTGCCGTCGTTGGAGCCGATCAGATCGCCGTTTTGCATCTGCGCCACATGCTTGTATTGCGTTCTGGCTGTCTGCACATCGGCTGGCGCGGCCTTCGGGACCGGCTTCATGGTGTTCGGATCGATGCCGCGCTTCTGGAGGATGGCCTTGGTTTCCGGCTGCACAACCGTAAAATCTGCACTGGAAGGGTCCCAGCTTTGCCGGTTCCCTAGACCCGCGCTCTTGCCCTCCTGGATCATCGGACCCATGCGGCCGCCGGCGATGGAAAGCAGGGTGTTCAATGCGCCCTTCAATTGCTCCGGGCTGTTCTTCGTCGCTAGAGCAGCGGCTGCGTTATTCACTTCCCCTTCATGCGGTACGCCCCCCTGCGCGACCTTAGCTGCTTCACCCGACAGGAAATTCTTGATGACGTTGAAGTCGTTGGGAGCCGCCGAGCCGGTCTGCTGCCGGATATAGTCATAGGCGGCATTGCCGGGTACAAACTTCCCGTGGTTCAGGGCGTCGATGGCATCGAGTCCGATATCGGCATGATGCGCCAGCGTATTCAGAGCGAGGATGGCCGTGTGGCTCTGGCCCTTCCCGCCGGGAGCCAGGCTGTTGACCGCGTTGTAACGCTGATCCAGCCGGTCCATGCCGAAGTTTTTATCGAGTTGCTGCGCTTGCGCTAAGAGACCCGGATTCTTCCGCACGAACATGCGCACAGTTTGCGGATCGTAAATTCCATCGACGATGCCCTGTGCAATGGGCGAGACGCCGCCGCCCGTTTCGAAGCCGACCTCCTGCTGCCGAAGCGCCAGTTCCTGCTGCGCAATGCCCAAGCGTCCACGCTCGTTCGCCGCCGTCTGCGCTTCCGCCGGCGTCATGCCGACCTGTAGGATGTCGTTAAATTTTGGGCTGGCGCCGAGCGCAGCGAACCGCTTCTGTACGGCTGGCGGCTGCTGCGCCAACAGGCTCTGATATTCGGCCGGCGAGCGACTGGCGGCTTGCGCCAAGGACAGCGCCGCATTCTTCACCTGCGCGGCCTCGGTCTCCGCGGCTGTCTTCGGCGCAGTGGTGCGCTGCTCCGGCGTGAGCGCTTGGGTCTGAAGTTGTTGCCCCAATTCCGGCGTCCATGTTTGTCCGCTAAATTCCTTTAGCACGTCATCCGAAACACCGCGCGCCTTGAGACCCGCGATCTTCTGTTGAAAGTCCTCCGGGCTCGCCGCCGCCGAAAGCGTATTGAGCGCGTCGGTGCGCTGCTTGGCAGTGGTCTCCTGCTGCCTCTGGGTAGTTAATGCCTCTGCGGCTGCGCCTTCCTTTTGGTTCTTCAGCGTGTCTACGCGGTCCTTAAGGCTCTGCCCTTGCGCCACCTTGGTTTGCAACCACGAGTCCATGTCCGGCCCGGTATACTCAGCGGGAAGCTGCCCTTGCGGGACTAGGCCGCTCGACTCCAAATAGGCTTTCTGTCCCTGATAGACAATAGGCCGGACCTCAGGCTTTGCGTCCAGCACCTGTTGCGCGCTGCGGCTCACCATGTCTGCCGTATGCGCGACGTTATCGAGATGCGCCTTCCGGGTGTCCTCAAGGGATTTCTGTACAGCGGCACGGTTCTGCTGCAGTGTGAAGGCCTGCGGATTGCCCTGCGACTGCAGCGTAGCGATGGCTTTGTCGAGATCGCCGCCGGATTGCTGAAAGGCTTGAATCACTTGCTGGTGCTGCTGCAATTCGGTCTGTTTCTGCTGCAGCTCGAGACCACCCAGTTGCGCCTGCTGCTGCTGGTTCTTGAGCGCCTGCACCTGCGCAATCGAGGCGAGCGGGTTCTGAAGCTGCGGCGGCTGAAAGCCGAGCGCGATGTTGGGATCAAGCGGCATGACGTTATCCTATGTAGCCCGGCAGATTGTAATTGCCGGCGTAACTGGAGAGCGAGCCGAGAACCGGAGTCCCGCCGCCTGGGGTGTAACCCGGCGCACCCGGAAGCGCTCCGTACTGGCCGGCGTTCAGCACACCAGCGCCGCCGACGGGCGAGGTCAGACTGAGGTCGGGAGCGTTCGGCATCTTAGCGGCTCCCGGCTGTCCGTAGATCGAATTCAGCGCATACAGGTTCATGGCGCTGTTGCCGATGGTTCCCAAACCTCCTGCGATGGCGTTCGCCTGGCCGATGTTTCCGGCGGCCTGCGCTGCTGCGCCGCTGGTCAGCAGGTTCCCGGCCTGGTTGGCGTAGTTCTGGCTGGCCTGATTTTGCTGCGTGGTCGCCGTCTGCCCGACTCCGGCCAGATCCGCCAGCCGGCTGAAGGCCTGGTTCTGGAGCAGGTTCTGCGTATTGAAGTTCGTGCCGTAGAGACCGGCCTGTCCCTGCAGCGCATTCTGCGCCGCGGCGAGGTTCTGCCCGTAGATGCCGCTCTGCCCGGCCAAGGCCGTCTGCGCGGCTCCTTGGTTTGTGTTGTAGGCTTGCAGCGCGTTCCCATACGCTTGCTGATAGTTCGTGGACGCCAGTCCCTGCCCATACTGCTGCGCGGCTTTCGCGGCACCGCCGCCGAGCGCGCCGGTTGCGGCTTGCGAGCGCTGCAGCGCCTGCAATCCCTGATCGAACTGGAACTGATAGCCGGGAGTCGCTGCCGCCTGCTCCGCGGTCGGTGCCTGGAACGTGCCGGGCTGCAGTGCATTCTGCGCCGCTCCGGTGGGCGTGAATCCGGCCGGATTGAGCGCCTGCTGCGCAGCTCCCGAGGGTTGAAACTGCGGATAGGGTTGCTGCGCGAACGCGCCGCCCGGCTGCAGTCCCGCCGACAATTGCTGCAACCCGCCGCGCCCGGCTTGGAGCCAGGGTTGCAGATTTGCCTGCTGCTGCTGGAACTGCTGGTTCTGCAGGTCTGCGGCGTATCGTGCCGCATCGGACTGCGTATCGGCGGCTTTGCCGGCGGCATGCGCGCCGAGGGCGGCGCTGCCGACTCCAGCCGCTGCCGTCGCGCCCAGCGCAATGGCTGTCGAGGTCGCTACACTCATCTCTTACTCTCCTTCAGGCCAAATCGTAAAAACAGGCCCAGATCAAACGCCCGTCCGCGGGTCCCGTGCCGAAGCCTTCCCACGGATAGCGCGAGTGGAAGAAGCACGTCGGGTACGTCACGAAGCGGTTAAACTGCATCGGCAGGAACCCGGTCTGCCGCCAGGCGTCGGCATCCTTCCATTCGCGGTTCATCAGATGATAGAACGCATCGGCATCCATGCCGCGCGCGGCCAGTTCTTCGCGCGACAGCAGGTAGCTCACTCCTAACGCCCGGTGGGTCCAGAACGCCGTGCCGCCCGCGCACTGTTCCGGCGTGTTCAAGTACAGCACGCTGGCATACTGTGCGCAGATGTCGTCGGAATGCACCCAACTATGCGGCAGCTCGCCCGCGAGGTTCAGCCGGAAACAGGACAACTGGGGAAGAACCTTCTTTCCCAATACCTCGCCGATGCGTTCCGGCCAGTGCGGGACGGCATAGTCCGAGATGCCGCTATAGGTCCCGCCGTCCGGCCCCTGCTGCGTCTCGAAACGTCCGGCGATCACTGCCGCGCGCACTTCCAGCGCGTCCGGCGCGAAGTGTTCGACGACCAGACCCGGCACGCTCATAGCGCTCTTTGATACGACGCTTCCACGAATTCGTAGCCAAGCCGCTGATACAGCGTCGCGACGCGATCGGTCGGCGCAATCATCTGCATCTTGGCCGCACCCGCCGTGCGTGCGCAGCGTTCCGCTTCCCGCAGCAGTTTGACGCCTTCGCCGCGATGCTCTGGCTCGACCCACCAGAACACTTCGCCAGCGGTGGTTTCGCCCGAGATGAAATGCGGGTAGACCACAAAGCCGAGCATGCCGACCAGTTCGCCGTTACGTTCTGAGACCAGCAATCCGCCAGCCTTCGCGAGCTGCCCAGCGAGTTCGGCCATCTTGTCCGGGTTCTCGGCCAGGTGCTTCGCATAGCCGGTTTCACTCCGGAAGCGCCGCCCCATCGCGACCAAACGCGGCACGTCCGCTGCACAGGCAGGCCGAATCATGCTGTCATATCCTAAGAGGCGGCATGGATACCAAAGAGGCGATCACGGACGACAGACCGCTGACGGACGACGAATTCACAGAACTGCTGGCGTATCTCGACCGGCACGACTGGCCGCTCGCGCGGGATCTGCGCATGATGCGGGCCAACGGCGGGATCGCGAAAGCCTGGGGATTCGTGCGCATGACGTATAGCGAGATGCGCCGCCGTCAGGCAGCCACGCGGTAACTCGCGGTAATGATGAAATTCATGACGCCCGCCGGAAAATTGGCGGCGGCGGCTTGCACGACCTGCAGGGTGGACGAATTGACAAAGGTCGCGAGCGCCGGGCCGGTAAAATTGGAGCCGCTGGAGAGCAGGCAGGGAAATCCGACCTGCGGCCCGAACAGCGCCACCGGAATCCCGATAAAGACCACGCTGCCCAATGTGCCCCCGAGCGTGAGGTTCAGACTGAGATTCATGTGGAGGATCGGGCCCTCACGCAGGTATTGCGCGGCAATGAGGGAGCTGATCGAGACCGTCATGGCGCCCGAGCCGCTCACCGGCGGCGTCCACGTCTGATAATTGCCGATCGGGGAATAGGCCGAGATGTTGCCGGAGGCGTCACTCTGCCATTTGATATTGACAACCCCGGTAGCCGGCGCGGCGGGCGTCGTGTCATTGTAATTCACAACACTCATGCTTTAATCTCCTCTACACGCCGACCGGCGTGCCGTTCACTTTAATAATTCCTTGCGGAATATCACTCGCAACTAACGCGCGAAACGTAGGCGCTGCCGCGGCTCCCGAAGACGGTCCTGCATACTGCGTATTCGCGCTCTGGGTGGCTTTGGCGAAGGTCAGCGTGCCGCTGGCGGTGACCGGCGAACCCGTCACCGTAAACTCCGCGGGCGTAGACAACCCCACGCTCGTCACCGTCCCGGTCCCGGCCGGCAGATCCGTTGATGCCAGGACCCGAAACGTAGGCTGCGCCGCAGCACCGGAAGACGGCCCGGCGAACACGCTGTTGGGCGCCTCCGTCGCTTTCGTGACCGCCAGCGTGCCGGCCGTCGTGACCGGCGAGCCTGCGACCGCGAACTCGGCGGGCATCGTGAGCGCGACGGACGTGACGGTTCCCGTTGCGGTATTCGGCGCACCGCCGTCGATTACGTTGCCGTTCGCATCGTAGATAGCCAGGTGGCCTGCCGTAGGCGTACCCGTGCCCGCCATCTGGAACTTGCTGCCCGTTCCCAGCCGGACTGCCGTGCGGATCTGGTCGTAGTCGATATTGCCGCGTTGTGGGGGGGGAAGAACGATGCCGCCGAAAGTCTGTTTCGACCCCTGTGTCCATGCCGCCGCCGTATAGGTTCCGGCCGTGACCCAGGTCGCCCCGCCATCGATACTCCTCTGTAGAGTGAAATTCGCCGGCGCATTGTTGAACAGGAAATCATTTCCGGCATATAAGTCAAACGAGGCGACATTGGCAGATGCAAAGAACCGATACCCGAGCCATTCGGGCGCGCCGACGCTCGGAGAATTGTTTGATTCCCACTGCCCAGACGATGGCAGCCCATCGAAGGCATCCGCCGATCCATTGTCTGTCCCTATAATGCAGGTCGAGGCATTGGAGTATCCGTTGACCAGCGAGATCGCCGTGCCCGTTCCATCTTTAAACACCACTTGCCCGACGCGGCAATGATTGCCAGCGCCCGAAGCGACCGAGGTGATCAGCAAGCGATACCAATCACCCAGGCCATAGGGTCCGACCGTGAACGTATTGGTCTGCAGCGCGGTCGTCCAGGCGGCGCTGTAGTTGCCGATCGTGGTCCAGGTCGTGCCGTCGTTTGATCCCTGCAGGCTCCAGTTGTCCGGCGCCCAGAGCGGTGAAGACGCATTGCGGTTCTGAATCGAATAGGTCGCAGGCGTGACGGCCGACGGGAATTGATAGCGAATCCATTGCGGACTGGCGAAGGTGGGCGCAGGATTCGGCGTCCAAATGGTCGAGGTATTCGCATCGAAGGCATTGGCCGGACCCTCGCCGCCGTTATTGCTCGAGGCGGATGCGGTCCCTGACGTAGTGGCGATCTGTGCGCTGCCGCTGTCGAAGAATTTCCATTCCGTGATCGCGACGTCCTGGCCTTTCGGGCCATAAATCAGCAGCCGCCAGTAGACAAAGGAAGGCATATCAGTGGCTGTACTGCGCGATCATGAGGTCCGCGCTTTTCGGCGCTACTACATACGTAAGCGTTGCGCTTGTCAGGGTGTAATCCGCCGTCGGGATCTGCTCGACGCCGTTCAGCCAGAGCGTAAGCGAAGCCGCAGGATTCGGAGCGAAGCTCAACGTGAACGCAGTATTTGTCCCGTTCATCGTTCCCGCGGGCGTTTCGCGCACCACCAGCGGAAGCACCGGGACCGTGACCGATTTCGGCTCCCACATGCCATCGACCGAAACCCAGGTCAGCACCTGCCCGTTCGTGGGTGCTGTCGCACTGACCGGATTCCCCTGTAGCCCGATCACCGTCTGCACGGTATTGGTTCCGGACAGGTCGCCGCCCGCCGTGAATGAGCCACCACCCCCGCCGCCGTTCGTCGCAACCGTGCGGTAGAGCGCATTCAGCCACAGGCGCGACTGATCGGTGAGCGTGCCGTCGCCGCGCGACCAGCTATAGACCGCCTGATAGGGCCAGAATTGCGTGGTACTGGTGGGCACGGTGGTTAGTTAAAGCAGGGCCGCACGTTGCCCTTGAGTGCAATCAAGGCCTGCGGTATCGGGTCCGAGCCCGAGATTTCGAACACGCGATCGGTCGCATAGCCGAGCGCCACCCAATCGACGCGCTTGTTGTATGCGCCTGCCGCGCCGATGGATGCGGGCCGCAGCGGCTGCGTCCAGGTATAGCCGCCGTCGTCCGATTTCGCGAGTGTGATCGTCGCGGGCGTTCCCGCCGCGAGCGTTCCGTTCACGCCGGTTTGCAGGATCAAGCGCACCAGATCGTAGAGCACGCCGGATTGATCAGCGTTGACGTGCGGGAAGCGCCGCGACCACTTGATCGGCGTGCCGTTGAAGTCGTAATAGTTCAGGCCCTGCAAATACACGTACGAATTGCGGTAATCGCCGACCAGGTGCAGCTCGAGCGCCGCATCGTAGATGTGCGTCTCGCCCCAGTCGCGGTCCCAGCCCGTGCCGTTCCACACGCCGCGCTCGGTCCACATCCCGGTTGCGATGTCGTACGCCCAGGTGGCATTGCCGGAAGGAAAATCGAACAGCACGAACTCGTGCCCGTTCTCCTGATAGCTGCGGACACTGACGTCACGCACCGTCGGATACGCCTGCCAGGACGTTTCGACCGCATGCGTCGAGAGGCGCTGCGGCGTGATGCCCGCCAGGCGAAAGGCCCAGCCCGCGCCGCGCGCGTTCACCGCAATGCCGTAGATCATGTCGTCGGCGATCACCAGCGAATTGCGATAGGCGCCCGACTCGATATAGACCGACTGGTCGCGCGTGAACGGAAAATCGGGGTCGCCCGAATCGACATAACACTCGGTATGATTCGAGCCGAACATCCAGATGCGCCGGTTACACACCTTGAACGCCATCGTGAGGTCCGGCGTCTCTTCGAAGGTGAAGTCGAGCGGGTTCCACGTCGTGCCGTCCTGAAAGGCCGAGATGTAAAAGTTGCCGCTGGCGGCGAGGCCCAAAAAATAACCGTCCGATTCGTCCACCTGCAGGAAGACTTCCGGCGTCGTGACCGGCGTATGGAAGGTGTTCGTGGTCAGATCGAAGACGGAGGTGACGTTGTTCGACGCGATGCACAACTGGTTCCCGCGGATGTTCACCGCGATCGAGTAGCGCACATACGGCCCAATACACGGCCCGGTAGGTCCGAGCGCCACGGGCGTAAAGGGCGGCGCGGAGCCGGTCAGCTCGTACAGTTCGTCCGCAACGATGAGGAATCGTCTGCTGTTGATGTAGGTTCCCGCCATGACGCCGGGGCCGGGAGTCGGCAAGGTCACGACTGCGCCATTGTTTGCGATGCCGCCGTTGCCCGCATCGAGCGCTACGCCGTTCCTCGCAATCCCCACGCCCACCACGATGGTGTTCTGCGCGATCGAGATCGGCGTGCCGCCGGGCACGGCGACCGGAGAGGACAGTCCCGGCGCTTTCGTGTAGTAGAACGCGGCTTTGCCGTTGGCCTCGATCTTCTCGGGAATCAGGTTGACGCACTTTTCGCCGGCTGCGGCTGCGGCGACACCCGTATACGTGGGCCCGATCGCTCCGGCTAAATCGACGAGTGGCATGCTAGTTGCTTGTTAGAATCGGGACACATATTTATGCCTTGGTTTCAACAGCCGTTCTTTCAGGTCGGATTACCCGTCATCCTGGCCGTTTTATTCGCAGTCTGGCGGGAAGACAAGCGTTTCAAGGAATTTAAAGAGGCGGTCACCCAACAGTTTGCGGCGGTCAACAAACGTCTGGACGAAATCATAAAACACCTGGACGGCATCGATACGCTTCTCCGAGAACATGACCGCGACATCACGTCGCTTAAAGAGCGCACCGGCCTGGTCAAAGTCAAATAGTTAGAACACTCCGCTTAAAAACTGCGCCCGCGTCAGATACCGTGCGCCCGGTGTCATCGGCATCCCCGGATCGGGGCGCATGGAGACGTCCGGCGCGTTCAGCTCCTTGACGTCGCCCAAGGCATCCGCGGCATTGCGCAGCGTCAACGCGCTCGGCGTCACACCGAAGCCGGAAGCGATCTCCACCGCCAGATTCAGGAACAATGCCCGGAAATAACCCGGCGGCGCGTTGACGGGATCAGTCAGGTTGCCGACCGTCAGCGCCTGCCAGTAGAACAGTTCGATCTGGTTGACGGTCGTCGGCACGCCCCAGACGTGGAAGCGCGAGGCGTAGTAAGGCAGGCCGGTTGTGGAATTCGTGCCGGTCCTGACGGAACGGTCCAGATAGCAGGCCTGCGGGAAGGTAATCGCAAGCTGCGGCAGCGAGATGTTCGCCCACTGCTGGACCGTCAGCACCGCGAGCGGAATACGAAGCGGGTTCAGGCCGGACGCGAACGGCGAGCCGGTTCCGCTGTTCACGTACAGCGTGACCGGGTAGCTGCCCACGAGCGTCGCGTTCACGTTCACCGTGTAGGGCGGCGCACCCTGCGGCAGGGCGTTCACCTCGATCAGCTCCGGATACCAGCCGGCCTGCGCGCCGTCTGGCCAGCCCAGGTTCGAGGGATTCGTCAGCAGCAGGTTGGTCGCGTTCGGATCGAGCCGGATGGGCCGCGGCGCATCCCAGTCGGGCGCGTGCGTGCCGATCAGGTACGACTGCTGGCCGGGCACCAGGTTGAAAACCTGCCTCTGATACCAGGGAACCAATCCCGGCTTCAGGTTCCAGGAATCGACCATCCACGTCAGGCGGTCGAGCAGCCGCTGCGCGAGCGCCGGCTGCGCGGCCAGATCGTCGCCGAGCGCAACGAGGTTCAGCTCGCCCGCGGCCAGGGTTAATAAATCTAAGTAAGTCGAGCTTAGTTGCTCGTCGGGAGGGCTTGCCATCTAGGCGACTTTCTTCTTATGACTGCGCTTCACGGGCGGCGCTGCATCAGCGGACTCTTCGGATTCCTCCGGCTGGCTCAGATCCGCTTCCAAAGATTCGCGCGCAGCGAGTTGTTCGGCGAGCGTGGCGTACCAGCCGTCGGCGACCTTCTCGCGCTCTTCCGCGGCGCTTCTTACCACGCAGGTGTCGCCGTCCAGCGCATACAGCGCCTTGGGGAACTCCTGGTAGAGGTAGGGCGGCACTTCGGCATCGTCCGGCAGGCCGCGGTGGAACTTCTCGATCTTCTCCGCGTTGCGCTGCTCGGCGGCGAAAAACTCTTTAATGGCATCGCGCGTCGAGCCCTGCGCGCGCACATGGGATTCCGGCATAGGCTATGTCTCCTTTACGAAAAGAAAGCGGGAGGAAATGGACTCACGAGAGTTCGGTGGTTTCTCGCTGGAGGTGAGTGTTTGGATGGCTCCTCCCGCTATGAGAATCGATCTAAAAAGTACGGTGGGACATACAGACATGTCCTGATGTAATGGATCAGGACATGTCTGTAAGTTGTTGTCAGCTAGCGATTACGCAGCTCCATTCTGGATATAATCCTCCGTACCCGAAAAGAACGTCCCAACGGACCTTCCACTGGTCGTTATCACCGTCTAGGTACTGCATATAGCGCATGAAGGCGCCGGTTTCCGGGTCGGTGTCGCCGTAGGCTTCGATCACACCTTTATCGGGCACGTCGAGCTTGCCGTAGACGACAGCAAACGCTTTTTCGTGGAAGGCCAGGCCGGTGGTGATCGGTGTCGTGCCGCCGCTTGCCACCCAGACGTTGAGCGTGGCGCCGGCGGGCGGGGCCTGGCTGATGTTCTGATACTGGCCGGTCGAGAACATCGCCGGATAGACCGGGATATTGATCGTGCCGCTGGTGAGCGCGGTGGTCGTGGTGACGACGAACGACTGCAGCGCACCGATCGACTGGCGCGATTGCGCGTTCACGGTGTTCACTGCAGTGGCGCCTGAGCCGATGGTGAAGCGCGTCCCGGCGGGCAGCGAGCCGGAAGTCCAGCCGCTAGTCGCGAGCGTCGAGCCGGTCTGCGCGCCGCCCGAGACAACCGGCGCTCCGGCGTAGGTCGGGGCCGTCGTGGTCGGCGTGTTCTGCGATTTAAACCACTGCAGGCCATGCGCCTCGCCGACGGTTCCGGTGCGGTACTGCATCTCGATTTCCTGACCCGCATGGAACAGGGTTTGATCCTTCTTCACGGCGTTCGCCATCATCTGCGGCGAGACGATGACCATGCGGTCGGTGGTGTTCATGGGCGTGTCGAAGTTGTCGAGCATGACGCCCGCATCGAGATAGATGCCGTTGTCGGTCGGGGCCGTGCCGGGCGTGCCGACGAAGTTCGGCGACGTGTTGACGGCGAACAGGAACGATTGGTAATCGACGTAATTGCTCAAGGCGTCCGCAGCGGGTTTGCCGTACTTCTCGTACATATGATCCGCGTTTAAGAAGCGCTCCGCGCTCGACAGTTGATAGGCGACGTTGGCCTGGATCGACATGGTGAGCGGCGTGGTCAGGTTCGTGATGCCCTGAAACACCGCGGCCTGCGAGGCGTTGACGGTGAAGCGCTGCGGTTTGGGAACCTGGATGGTTTGGCCGGGCTTGTTATGGCTGCCGACGGTAGCGCCGAACTCATCCGAATAGGAATGATCGACGTTGCGGGCGAATTTTAAGTTGTTTTTCCAGTTGGTGTCTCCCCCTCAGACTAAGCCGAAGGGGAGCGTTCACCAACGGGCCAAC